AACGTCGTTGTGACCCACAATCCTGATTCCACGTCTACGACGTGCAGGAAGGAGGTCGAGACAGGCGTTCGAAGCATGCCAATATCCTTTATTAAAGAGGTTATTTGCATTATCTACTACAGCCTGGCACGACGCCGGGCTGTCGCCGACTATTGTCTTCGGACGGATAGGGGTTACATCGTAACCCAAATACCCATCCTGTCCACAGGACTCCCTAAAATGTCCGCTAGCATAGCTCTTAGCCATGTTAACTTTCAGTTGAAGGAGTTCCATAGCACGACATAGTCGTACATACCCGTGTGAGGGGATTATAATATCATCCCCAAACACACGGACTTGGTTACCAAGCTTCCTAATTTTAGCCATTGTTGGCTCACCCTCGATAGTAGAACCTATCGAGATGAAAGCCATCACGAGCGACATTATAGGAAACGTGGTTGCTGTACCTTGCGAGGCGAACTTCCGTAATAACAGGAAGTCACCATCTTTCGAGACTGAGTCTCTAAGATACCTCGTACGTGCGGCGTGCAGAGCGGTTAGTAACGATGGATTACATCGAAACATCCGTTCCACGGTCCAACACGTAAGTCGGTCACTTGCGTCCGATAAATCTATCGTAACAAGTTCCCGATCACGGGATGCTTTCAAAACCAAGTCACCTGAGAGTGTCTGGTCCCTGAAAGAAATGAATTGAGATGAAAACATCTTTTTCCATTCTCTTTCAAGCCAGCGCCACGTCAGTTGCTGACACCACATATGTGATGCAGGTTCTGCCGCAATGAGCCTAGGACCTTTAGCAGTCTTAGGCACACTCATCAGCTTACTTGCCACCTCATGATTTGGTGGTCTAACCTCTGGGGAGCCTGCAGTTCTACCGCAGACTTCATAAGGAAAGGTGTTTTGAAGCTTTTGCGGCCAGTTAGGGAATTGGGACTTTTCCCAACTCTTTAACCCTTCCGCAACAGCACCAGGTCCATGCTTAAAGCCAATTCCATTACTATCAGAGTCTTGTTGAGTTGAAAACTCAACAGGATCATAATAGGACATGGAACTAACGATCAGATCCGCAACCTTTTGGATCTGACGGAGGATTCGCTGGTCTTCTAGTAATTTCACCCTTTCTTCTAAGCCTCGTTCCTTACGGAATAGAGGTAAAGAATGAGAATGAAAATCACTAGACCCATCCATTGCCTGCACAAGATGCACATGCATTGGACGGTTATACAAGCGAAGGCTATCTCCTGAGTCATTGTCACCTATTGATTTGCCCGCGATAAGCGGAGAATCAAAAAGATGACCATGACTATTACGATTGAAACCACAGTAACTGTGAATTCCAACGTATAGGTCCCTGGTTTCTGTTCCGAGGGCATTACCATTGCTGGTTCTGTCCCTAAGTTCTGGATTCCAGGTACCGCACCCAACGTTATGTGGGGTGTGGGAGAGCCCCAAGTTATCGTCTGTCCACCCGAGGGTGGGCTTTCGAAGCTTGGATTCGACGTCATAGTATGCCCCCATTACCGCTCTAATGCGGTCTTTTGAGCATTCTACCTGCAACTTACTCCCGAATGTTAAAAACATTCGAAGGTAAGCGACAGCAGTGGCGTCTACCTCATGCTTTAAGCAAGCATCTTTGTCAAAGACACGCAACCAGAGTCCCGAGAATAATCTTGGCACTCTGACTTCTTTTGAGACAGCTCGACTGAGCGGTCCCTCAAGACTAAGGCGTCCCTCTTTCACTCCATTAAGAAATATGGAATGTAAGTGCGGAAGATCCAGGGTGAAGAACCCTAGGCCTCGACTTTGACAATAAAGGGCGAGTCTTCTCATATCTTTAAGAAGAGAACCCTCTAATGCCGGGTATGTCAAAATGGCATCTTTGAATAAGCCATTTTGTACGACATGGAGTAGAGCATTCACTTGGCTTTTCATCTTGGCTTCCTTTTAAAGGGAGGTTAAGATCCAAGCCGCAGAATGCCGCAGTCATCCGAGTTCTTATCCTAAAATTCTTTACGAAATTTAGGACTCGGAGTTCATCAGTTTGTCGATGTTCGCACTCGTAAGATATGCGAATATCCCAAGCGCTACGTTACGAGGATCAGTTAGGGTATCACCCTGCTGATTTTCGATAACGCAGTACACTTTCCTAACAGTGGAAAGTGTTGCTGGAGCAACAGGAAATACCGTATCAATGATTTCGACGTTGTGACGATCAATATTGACGCCACGCTTCTTATCATAATACGAGCTATTCCTGATGTTTAGCCGAAACTCTTCAGTAGTCGATCGAAGAAGGTACTCGGATGAGTACCGATCTTGATTGATTTTGACGAGGTTCTTGGCCACCGCATTGATGGTGACGACAGCTGGATCTGCGAACATATTCTACTCACTTTCTTGTGGACGTGTTGCTCTAACGGGTTCTTCTGCCCGTTATTGCTAACGAACCAAGAATACCCAACTGATTTCCCGATAAGAACGGGAATTGGGCATCAGGATAAGCGACTGTTGGGATACGTTCCTTATCTTCGGCGAAATTAACGCCGCGAGATAGAGTTAAAGTCTGACTCCCGAAGGGGACAGACCAACCCTCGTCTACGTATTCCGAACGCGTGTGCCTGAGAATACAAACACTCTCAAGCTGAGCGGGAATAATATTACGATTGACTTTAAACCAATCGCCAATATTATAACACCAATCAACTAGCCACGACCAGGGTATTAGTTGCCAAGCGCTCGAACCATCGAACGTTAAGCCTAATACAGCCTTGCGGGCTAGCTCACGCATAGAGCCGGCTGATAGATTAGAGAGATCCATAGTAGGTAACCACCTACAATGGGCTCCTAACCTAACACGAGTTCTCGCAGAATATGACGAATTAATATATACGTCAAACGACTGCGGGTTCCAGGAAGTTAGAGGTATTGTAGCCTCATAATCTCCCAACTCACCGAGCTTTATAGTCCGTCGGAGTCCCTTAGCGGACCGTAATCTCTGAATTTCCTTAACACGTCGATCGACTTGTTCTTGGAAATTACAGATTTTAAGAAGGTCCTCAGCTAGTGGCAATAAATCAAATTGCAAGCTGAGATTTGCTGAACCCAAGTTCTGGGCATGACTGCCTATAGCTTGAGTGGTTCGACGAAACCCCCGAGTTTGACTCAGGAGTAAGTTGTCACCAAGATTTTTGATATCTTTCACCAAATCACCTAGTTGCAAGAGTTCAACCGGCACGTCCACATAAGGACGCGATGGTGTAGTTCTTGCAGCAGCCTTTTCTGCTAACGCAGGCAAGGTCGGGATTCCAGACACAGCTAAATGGCCAAAGTTTGTACCCTGGGATCTTATAGCGTCGACTAGCTTATTACGCCATTCGACAACATAATATCCTTGATAGGGTGCGTTCAATAGGAATCCGGTAAACGACCGGACCGAACTATGGAACGCCAAATTATCGCCGGGGGCTACTTCATCAGAAGTAGTCTTCGCGTAATTTACCATACTATAGCCAGGGTCGTATTGACCGAACCTATTGGTGACACCAGTTTGGGTATCACCCAAGGTTTGTCTTACACGACTCATCTTAGCTGCACTCCTGACATGAGGGACAGCCTCTTCATTATCATTATTATTGATAACGAGAAGGCATGCGAGGGCCGGAA